CAATAATATCTCCAACTCGGTCAGTACCAGTAGTACTAGCCATACCTGTGATGTGGAGATCGTTACCATCATCAAAGGCTTTAAAGGTGGAGCCAATATGAAAAATTTTATTCACTTGATTCTCCTGTCTTCACTGCTTGCCTCAACCTTTCAAGAGGGCTAAGCTGTTCTTGAGCCTCAACTGGCTCAACATGCACAGGAGTTTCCTGCACTTTTTTAGCTGGTAAAGGTTTAGCTTTACCAATTAAATTCCATCTTACTTTATTCGTTCGACTAGCGGTATAAACGAAGTTCTTATACTCGCTAGGGCCTATTAATTCTTTGTAGAGAGCCTGGTGTCCAGAAGTAGTCCAGTCTCTTTTTGAAAATACTTTTCCTTGTCTAATGAAGAACTCTGTTAGTTCTTCCATTTTTTCTTTAAGCTTCATCTTCATTATTTCCTTCTTCTGTGGGTCTTCCACCTTCTGTGGGGTTAGCTGCGGAACCTGCGATGTTTGCAGGAATCCTAATTTCGTCAGCACCATACACGTCATCATAATTTAAAGCTTGTCTGGCTTCGTTAGGCGTGATAATTCCTGCGTTCACTAGGGTGGAATAGTATGCTGCTGAATCCCGTAATTCGGGTTGCAGTGCAGGAATATCGCTAACGTCTGAAGTAATCTTGTACCCAAAGAATCTTTCTAGTGCTTTATTAAGTTTTTCAACTATAGGTAGAACTGTTTCTAGATAGTATAGTCTGTGGTTGGGTCTAATATTTGCATTATTGCCTGAGTCTAGCATAATTGGTGGGATGCCTAGTACCTTAAGAATTTCTTTTTCTGAGGATTCTATGGACGCTTCAAAGTCTAGTTCACGAAAGTTTACATTTGAAATAGAGTCTAAGTCCATTCCTCCGTCTAGAATTAAAGGTCTTCTACCCCCACCATCGGGACGATACCTAGTCATCCACGACTGAATCATTCGTTCTTTATTTTTTTCACTTACGATAGAAGGGGATTTGATTACCAGACCTGGTACGGCGCCATTTGAGAAGAAGTTGTCCTGAAAATTTCTCATCTTTGTAAGTTGAGACATGATTCTCTGGGCGGCTCTTAAACGGCTAGTTCCTCTGTAGATACTGTGGAAGCTGTTCTCTTTAATATGTATAATCTCATTAGGATTATATTTGATATTCTTTTGAAACTCGAAACCCTTTATATACGTTTTAGTGTCTGGATCGATATCTGTATAGGCAGCGGGTAGATGATACAGTGAGACCCCATCAAAATAGATAAAGATATTTCCATCGAGTATATAATCGATTATGAGGTTTCGCTTAAATGTAGAAATATCTTGAAAAGGATTAGGTTCTTTATTGAGTAATAAGTCAACACGAGAACGCCGTACACCTTTCACAACCGGATTCATTCCTAGAACCGGCTCACCTACTCTTGAGGGAATCTCAGCAGTATCATCGACAATCATATTTACACCGCGATTGACTACCTCTAGGTACTCATAATAAGCGGTATAATTTTTAACTATTTCACGGGTAGAGATCGGGCCTGCGCCTTCGAGACTTACTACAATCTCTTCCTGTGCTGGATTAAGCTTTTCGGTTTGCCAGAAATTATACCATGCCATTATATTTTTCTCTTTGTATTTCTACCCAGCGCACTTGTTTTGGTGCTGTATGTAAGGGAGGATTTCTTCCGTATATACTGTGGAGCTTTAGATGGTGGTTGTGGCAGAGAGTAACTGTATCATCATAAAGTTTTTGCCAGTTATCTTCTATAAACTCGTCTCTCCAAACTATAAGATACTCTTCAGTATAATGTTCGGGACGAAGTTTCTGTTTCTCTTTTAGCCAACTATGGTATAAAGGTGCTAAGGTATAATAATGATGAAAATCAAGCTTTACTGTTGCCCCGCAAATTTTACATTCAGAGCCCTTGTTGTATTTAGATTTAGCTCGATCTCTAATATACTTAATTGGATCTCTTTTTAGTTCTTCCATTTTTATAAATTATACTTTCAGGTTAGTTGAAAGTCAAGAAGTATTTTTTTCTTGCCTTTAGAATGTCGGTGCTCTCTCTTCAAAACTATAAAGTGCGTATCTCAATGCGTCTGCCATGTGAGAGGAGGAGTCATGTACTGGCTTCTCTCGTATAAGATTAGGATTTGCATCCCAACGGTACTGGTCTAAACACCGCAATACTTCAGTGCAGCTTTGGTCTACGATAAGTCGATCGTTATCAATAAGGCTAGCAACATGACCGATGCCGTCAACCACCGATTTCTTGGCGTTGATAGTAGAAATATCATACTGCTGCGCAAGATCGAATCTTGTCTGCGCTGCTGCTGCGTCGATAAAACAATAGTCGACCTCTCTTCTGTCAATAATTTCCCCAAGGAAACCAGCATGTTCTTCAGTTGTTCTTTCAGCCGCATAGTACTCTTCCATTAAATAATATTTGTGTCCGTCATACGCGATACAACAAAATGCTGTGGGGTCTTTAAAACCTACATCAAGCCCCGAAATAATATCGCAACCTGTAAAATCCATCTCTGATAAGTCTTGAACGCACTCACTATAATTAAGTGTCCAAATCTGCCCTTCAAACACATTAAAGTCTGCTTCGTACTCCTGAGAGAACTCCGCTGTACTCATTGACTTTCGTGCTTCCGCAATGTCCGACTCCGAAGCTCTAGGGTTATCGTGGTATGTTGCCTTTATACTAACCCACTCCTCGAAGTCATCAGTAAAGCCTCGATTGTAAAAACGGCTAAACCAATTGTTCCTTCCGCGAGGAGTACTAATGAACAGAGCTTTAGATCCTGGCTTATCGAGCGTGGGCCTGATAGCAACATTAAACGCTGTCTCTCCATCTGCCAGTGCGGCCTCATCAAAGAGAACAAAGTCATAACTCCTCCCTACTACTGAATCAATCTGGTTCACAGATCCTAGTCTAACAGTAGACCCATTCGTTAATTCAATTACACGATCTTTTGCGTTATCCCTTGCTACCTCTAAGTCGAAATGCTTAATAAGATTACGCTGTAGGTCGAAGGAGATATTAGAAAGATTGTAATTAGGACTGACAATAAGTACATGGCATCCTGGAACGAGGGCGACGCATTGGGCAATAATATTTCCGATATACGTCTTCCCTTGACGACGACTAAGAGCACCAACAATAAAACGATACTTATCGGAATTAATTGCATTGATTAAGGCCACCTGTGATGGAATCGCCTCTATACCTAGCAATTCCAGATATTGTTCAATGGGTACTTTTAGAAACTTACCCGGTATTATTTTATCGAGAACTATGTCTCGTCTGCTGACTTCCATGTAAATGATGCCTCTGCTGCTGCTTCTAAAGTTTCTTCATCACTGCACTCACAGGGGTCGCACTTACAGTCTTCACACTCACAAGAAGAAGTAATGCCTTCTGCTGCTTCTGCTTCTTCTTTTGTATTGTACAGTATGGCTTTATTATGTACTCGCCACTTATTTCCTCTGGGGTAGATCATAGTATGCTCCCTGATGCTACAAGTCCTGCTAAAAACAGAATCATAGCTCCACCGACTGTCCAGACGAGTCTGTAAAGTCTATTAATAGATTCGTGCATTTCTTTATTTCTAATGCGACTATCCTCTGAAGCTTTTTTAACTTCATTAAATATAGTTTTCCACCTTTCTTCACAGACTGCTTCGTGTGTACGAAAGTCTGTGATAAGATCATTCTGTTGCTGGTGCTCCAAGTAACTTCTCCATTAACTTTCCATAGTTACCTTCGCCAAACGGAGAATTGATTTGCACGTTTTGCTGCTTGATATTAGTAGTAGAATTAGCTTCTTTTGTATGGTCAACAGTTATTTTATGTGCGAGTGCAATTATATCCACGAGGTCTTTACTGGAATATTGGTCGGACTCACGAGCCTCAAGAAGTTTGTTTTCAATTACTTCATCGAGTAGCTCTGCTAGCCTGAACCGGTTACGATATCCTTGGTCCAGATAGACCGAATTAATATACTCTTTTACTTCACTTTTCTCTAATACTTCGTATACCTTGTCAGGGCCCACACCTAGGCTTCCGGCAGCGGTTAGCGCTGAACCCGTGGACAAGTATGCGTTTGCCACTTCGAGATTTTCTGGTGCCATTTTTACGAGTTTCATGGATCAATTGTATTATGTTGAGAACGAAAAGTCAAGAACTATTTTTCAGAAGGTATAGCGAACTTCAGTCTCAACCTTAGTCTTGGCAGAGCCAGTGTCTTTAGTCTCTAGTTTTCCTTTAAGGGTTACATCATCAAATTTGAACTTATATCCGGCTTCATAACTATGACCCTTCGTCATGGGTCCAATTTCAAAATAAAAATTATTTTTCCCCTTATACCCCAGACGTAAGTGATTAGTAGTCTTTTCTTTATTCATCTCATTCTTGTACTCAACATAAGGTGAAGCGTTGACGTTATAAGATAGGAAACTTAGGAAGGCTAGAAGCAGAAAGAGGGGTAAAAGATTTCTTAATTTTTTGGTCATGTTATATTCTCCAGAGGCTTTGTGAACTTTTTCACAGGGGGTAGTATAACATAGTTTTGTTAAGATTTTATAAAGATTTCTTTAAGAATTAAAAAAGGGGCCGAAGCCCCTTTGTCGTTAGAAACGATAAGATAGTTTCGCTTGATAATGTCGCGGCAGTTCAGGAAGAACAACCGTAGTACCAAATAGGTCTGGGAAGTTTGCTCGGAAGTAACGCTCATCTGTAACGTTCTTCGCTGCAACAATAACAGACCAGTCTTCAGCATCATAACTCATGCTAAGATTCACCAAAGTGTACTCAGGTAGAGTAACTGCGAAAGATTGACCGGATGCAACCGAGTCTACATCAACTACGCTACCGCTGACAGCGAAGCCATCACCAAAGTCATAAGTTGCTGTGACTGACATAATGTTTTCAGGCATACCAGCTCGAACACCCTTGCTAGGACCAACATCAATCAAACCACCAACTTGACCACCCCATAACAGAGTTGGGTCAATCAAAGGCAAATCCGCTTGACCTAGAAACGAGAATTCATTACCGGCTGCAAGTGTTGCTAGCATTAGTGCTTCCATGTTGCTATAACCTAGAGTCATCAGGAACTTGTCCGTTACTACCCAACGCAACTCAAACTCTGTACCATCTGTCTTCACAGCCTGGTTTACAGTGATTGACTGTGCGTTAAAGTCTGTGCGCTCCATAGAGTACGAAGACAACGCGAAATACAGACTATCATCTAGAAGACTCCCTTTCAGCCCATACTCTAGTAATTCTGAGGAGCCGAAAGCATTTCCAGTAAATACGTTACCAACTTGTACTTCCGCACCCTGACCCGCGATGACAGTGCTCTGCTCTGACATTGTTACATAAGGTACGAGACCGATTGGAGTTGCCCAACTCAAGCTACCTGACCAAGATACGCCAGAAGGCTCATCTGTTGCAGTATTTACAGAAACGTCCACTCCACCTTCCGATGATGTGAAAGCTGAGTCCGATTGTGTGAAGCCTTCAGGTGTCGTGCTTGTCATATCAATTACATCATAACGTGCACCTAGAAGAAGCGATAGCCCCGAAGCATGTGCAAAGTCTACCATTACCCCGAAACCCATGTCAGTATAATCCCCAACATAATATTCGCTGTAGTCGCTACCACTTCGAGTTGCCAGTAGTCTTCGATCCAGTGCCGTTGAAGGCCCCGTCAGGTCACGTCGGCTAAAGTATTCGTTATAGTAGTCATCTCCATGAGTAAACTCAGTTCGTCGAATCGAAGGTGAGATCGAAACAGAAGTCGTCATTGATGAGCCGTCAAACACACCGGAGAGAATCAACTGATCTTCAATGACCGATGCCTCATGAAACTGAGAAAACCCATAAGCGTTCTCATTCAGGTTGTTATAATCTTCGTAGAATAGCTTATTCGTCAAAGTCCATG